TTAAAAGGACCTATGGATATGTACAAGCTCTATGAAAGCAAGTACAATGAAGAAGTACAGAATTTTGCCCTACAACAAATGGGTAGAAGAAGACGAGCTGAGTATGATGATGGAGTTCCTAGAATACAGGTTCCTAGTCCTACTCCAAATACAAATTAATAAGGAGGCCATTATGGCAATAACAACAAATGCAATTTGTGATTCTTTCAAAAAAGAATTACTACAAGGAAAGCATGACTTTGACACATCATCTGACACTTATAAGTTAGCGATGTACACAAGTTCTGCAACTTTAGGAAAATCAACAGAAAACTACATTACAGCAAATGAAGTTTCTTCAGCTAACTACTCTGCAGGTGGTGGAACGCTAGTTAACCAAGGCGTTAAAGTATCATCTTCAGTAGCGATTACTGATTTTGCTGATTTATCTTTTCAAAACGTAACTCTTACTGCAAGAGGTGCTTTAATCTACAACACAACAACTGACGGTGGATCAAACACTACTGACGCTGTTGCTGTACTAGATTTTGGTGGTGACAAGACTGCAACATCTGGAACATTTACGATTCAGTTTCCAGCTTTCACAACTTCAGCAGCTATATTGAGATTAGCATAATTTAAGGTACTGAAGCTATGGCAGAGTATACTTATACAGTAACCGTAGCTTCAGGAAACCTATATGGCGGTGGAACAGGTAACGTTTTTTATTTAAACGGAGCTAGAAATTCTACTGGGCCTGGAACTGTAAATTGGGTTGAAGGTGGTACTCTAAGGTTTGAACAAAGTGATGCTTCAAATAATGCCCACCCATTAATTTTTTCTACAACTACAAGTAAAGATCAATACCTCACATCTGGTGTAACTTATTATTTAGATGGTGCAGTAACTTACTCTCAATACACAAATACAACTACCTTTAACGCAGCTACAACTCGTTATGTAGAAGTAACACCATCATCATCAACTGACTTTTTTTATCTTTGTTATGTTCATGGTATTGGCATGGGTGGAATATTTGATATTGAGTCAAATGTTTGGGGTGGACTATCTTGGGGTAATGGTGTTTGGGGAGACCAAGGACACATTGATGTATCAATAACAGGAATTTCATCTACATCTAGTATTGGTGCTTTACAATCAGTAGCAGGAAACGCACTTGTTGAACCAAGTGGACAACAGCTTACTTCATCACAAGGAGCAAGTGTTGCAGGAACTTCTGCTTTAGTTACAGTTACTGGAAGTTTAGAATCCTTAGGTATAGGTCAAGTTGTATCTGGAATTGGTGCAATAACTACCGGGTCATCTTTAACTTCAAGTATTGGTGCAGCAACGGTAGACGAAACTACTTTAACAGGAGAAGGTTGGGGTAGAGCTGAATGGGGTGAGTTTGCTTGGGGTGGAAATTTCTCAGTTCAAGTCGTAGGACAATCTTTAACATCATCTATTGGAAATGAAACAGCATTTACAGATGTAACTGCTGAAGTTACAGGTCAATCAATGACCTCTACACAAGGTATAATTTCTTTACAGGGAGATTTTGGAATTGTCGTTTTTGCTGCAGAAGATCAATTAGATTTTACAGTAGGTACAGTAGGTTTTGATGCGAATGCGCTTGTAGAAGTTTCTGGAATATCAATAACATCACAACAAGGAAATACTGTAGGAGGTCTAAAAACTCCAGTTGATGTTACTGGCATACAGATGACATCGGCTATAGGCACAATTGCTCTTGAACAAACTACTATTGAACCAGTTACTGGACAACAAATAGCTATGACACTTGGCACACATGCTGAGGTTCCAGCCATGTTAGTAGGGGTTTCAGGATTATCAATTACATCAGCTTTAGGGGAAGAAGGACCAATAACAGCAAATGCAGCGGTAACACTTACAGGCATACAATTTACAGGATCTGTTGGAAACCCTAATTTAACCGCATGGTCAGAGATAGATTTAGGAGTATCTAATACGTGGACGGTAGTTGATTTGGCTGCTTAGTTTATATATAATAAGAATTATTTAGGAGATTAAAATTTATGGCATCAAGTTATTCAAGCGACCTAAAATTAGAATTAATGGTAACCGGAGAAAATGCCGGTACATGGGGTGATAAAACCAATACCAATCTTAATTTGGTTCAACAATCTGTTGCTGGATATCAAGCAATTGATGTAGCCTCTTCAGATGTTGCTTTGGCAATGACTGATGGAACAATTTCAAATGCAAGAAATGCAACTTTAAAATTAACAGGAACCTTAGCTGCCAACAGAACTGTCACTTTACCAAATAGTATTGAAAAAGTTTTTAACGTTATAGATGGAACTGATCACGCAGGATACACATTAACTTTTAAAACAGTAAGTGGCACAGGAGTTTTACTTTGTGAAGGAAATTGTTATGTATTGTATTCAGATGGAACTAATATTGAAAAAGCAGTTGAGTATAAAAAATGGAGAACAGTATCGGCTGCAGAAACAGTTCAAGCAGGAGCTCAACTTTTTGTAGATACAAGTGGTGGAGCTGTAACAATAACTTTACCTGCGTCTCCAGCAGTTGGAGATGAAGTGCATTTCATAGATTCAAGATTTACTTTTGACAGTAACGCATTGACTGTAGGAAGAAACAGTTCTAAAATAGCTAATGCGTCTTCAGATTTAGTAGTTAACACAGAAGGTGCAGGTTTTGGATTAGTGTATTCTGGTTCAAATATTGGCTGGACTTATATGGAGAAATAATATGTCAAATTACGAAGCAACAAGATACAATTTTACAGGAGCAGACCTTACAGGTATCGAGGGAATTCCTACAGCTACTATTGTACCTTGGTCTACTTCATCAGTGCCAACAGGTTTTTTAGAATGTAATGGAGCAGCTGTTTCAAGATCAACTTACTCTGCATTGTTTGCAATAGTAGGTACAACTTATGGATCTGGAGATGGTGCATCAACTTTTAACGTGCCAAATTTAGCTGACAATGTAGCAGTAGGAAAATCTAACAATAAAGCTTTGGCTTCTACTGGAGGAGCAAATACAGTTACTTCAACTGGTAATGTCGCTGGTTCAACAGCGAATGCATCTTTATCTGAAGCTCAACTTGCTAGTCACGCCCATGGTGGTAGTGCTAAAAATTCACCTCACGCTTTACAAGGGGCTAGTGCTTCAAGTTACTATCTTTTGCAAGCACCGAATAGCACTAACAATACTGGAAGTGGTAGTGGTCACTCACATAACATGAGTGCAAACTTTGTTGGAGATGCAACATCAGTTTTACAACCTTATCTAGCAGTAACATATATAATTAAAACGTAGGAGAAAAAATGGCAACTAATGCACAATGGACAGTAATATTCGAGGATAAAAGAATTATAAAACAATCTGGAGATGGTGCTGGTGCTTACGTAATTGATAATGATTCTTTTTGGAATGATTCTAAATGGTCAAACATTTGGGCAATTCAATATCAACCAGATAATCATGATTATAATGATACTGTCGAGCATAGAGATGACACTCCTCACGCTACATGGACACAAGCTGATTTAGGAGATTTTCAAAGTCAATTTATTGATAAGTGGGATGCAGCTCATTTAGCTAGATTACAATCAGATTGGGATAATGATAACGTCACATCTTTTGATGAATCAGGTAATGAAGTTTCTGCTGAAAGTGAAGCTGAGAAGATAGCTAGATTAGGTGAAAGACCTACTTCTTACTCTTCGTAGTTTCTAAATATTTCTTTTTTTTATTAAATTCCAAATGGTTTTTATCTACAATATTGAACACTAAATTATATCTATTGAAGTCTTCTTCATGTATATCAAATCCATGTACTATTTCTGGAGGAAGTAAATAATAATCTCCAGGTTCTGGCGATATTTTTAAATTTAATTCTGGTAATATTAGATCAGATCCTTTTGTTAAATATAAAATACCACTCAAACAAGGGTGAGTATGAAAGTCAACACTATCTCCTTTTTTAATTTCATTACCCCATGCATCTTGAAAAGTTTTTCTTTCAAAAAAATACTCAAATATTTGTGGATGTGTATTTTGATATTTATTTATAAGATAGGTTGTAAAGTCAACAAATTCAGGTTTATTCAAAAAATAATCCCAACTAGTCATCGCTCCTTTTACATTAGTGTAGCTATGCATGTTAGTATCTAAATTAGATTTAATTGACATTATTAGATTATGTATAATATTCGGATAAGGATAATTACCAAATATTATATTAACATGTCTAGTATAGCTTACATTTATACTATTTCGTTCTTCGCTTAATTTATTATTTTTGTTTATAAGACTGATCACGATAACATCAACCAAGAAGTTAATATGTATTTTTCACCAGATAGTGGTGGATTACCTCTATGAACGTATGGAAAAGAAGCTGGCCATATAACTATTCTACCCTTTTTGGGTTTTACCCTTTTTGAAAAATGTAAAAACTCTGTTTCTCCACCTTCCTCAACATCATTTAAATAAATTGTGTATACCAAACCTCTATATGCATTATCTTTTGTATTTCCATGCTCTAAATGCCAAATGTGATAACCTTGAGTTGGTAGAGTCTTCTGTATTTTAATATCTGTATATTTTAAAGATGGTATATTGTAAGAAACTAAAATACCTGTTGAATCTTGATAGTGTCTAAGTGCAAGATCGAAATTGACTAACAATGGTTTGAATTCTTCGAACCAAGTATTAACATGTTCATTTAAGGTAATAGCCCTATCGTTTTTTAATAGTAATGGTGTGTTTTCAGATTGTAATCTATCATATGCTTTTTTTAAGGCGTTTTGTTTTTCAAAATATTCTATAGCTTTATCACATTCTTGTGGGAGTATATAATTATCATATATACCAATAAAATTATTTATGCTTACTTTTTTTTCGTTCATTATTATTGAAGCCAAGCAACTATACTATATCTAGTCCCCTCTGTTATAGGACTTATTTGATGAGGATATAAAAAATTACTAGGAAAAAAAACTATTGATCCTTTTTTTAATTGTATTTCTTTAATCTTTTCATTTATATTCATGGGATTCATAAAAATTAAACTACCACCTTTGTATTGATTATTCAAATTTAAAATAACGCTTATACTCCTTGTAACATCAGTAACGCTATCAATATGCGCTCCATACTTGCCTCCAACACTATATTTAAGTAAATCTATTTGGTTTATTTTTTGATTGTTTACTGTTTTTAGAAATTTAATTTTATAATATAAATATAAGTCTTCAATTTTTTTTCCTATTTTTTTAAATAATATTTTATCTTTTTTTTGTAACGTATAACCTAAAACATTTCTTCCTTTTTTATCTACTCCACTTATCATTCCCATATTACTTAAATTTATTTTATCAATATGATTTGATATATCATCACAAAAATCATCACCTATTATTTGATCTATTTTAACAATTGCCTCTAAATGATCCATAAATTTATTTTCTATCATATTTATGAGCAAATAAAAGAATAATTTTTTACTTGTTTTAAATGTCAAAGATGATTAAAAATTGTAATTCTATGCTTCCTACAATACAAATTAAAGATAATTTTTTAAGCAAAGAAGAACTAAAAATTATTCTAAATAATTTAGATAAAATTAATTTAGAACCTATAAATAATGGAGTTGGAAATTTTGGATTTAGACATTTTTTTGATATTAATTCAGATAATGAATGGTTGTTTGTCAAAATAAAAAAACAATTTTTTCCAAATGTTAATTTAGTTCCTGATCATGCTTCTTTTCATTTGAGGCACAATTGTAAAAAAGTAATGTCTCATGATGATGCACAAGATTTTAATTTTTTACTGTATTTAAAAGGTGATGAGATTGTCTATAACGGAACTGGATTTTATTATAAAAATAAATTAAACACATATTTAGGTTTTGTTAATAACAGAGCATTATTTTTTGATGGTAAAAACAATGTGCATACTGATTTGCAAGCACTAGGAGATAGCTCACCAAGATATACAATAAACATATTTTATAATTATGACAATGATAGAGAAGTACGATAATTTTTTTGCACCTACAGTACAGGGTCATCTTTTTAACACAATTATTCATTCCAATTTTAGAATAGGATGGGTTGATAGTAACGAAGTTCAACATAGAATGTATCCTTGTTTACATAGTCCCTATACTTTTGACGATCTTAAAAATGTAAAAATATTGGATGTGGTTTTAGATAAATTGAAAGATAAAAATATAACAATAAATAACTATGATAAATGTGTAATTAATCTTACCAAAAATATGGACGTTAATTTTATACACAACCATCCTAATCAAATTGTGTTTTTACATTATTCTAATCTAACCTGGAATCCTGAGTGGGGTGGTGAAACTGTTTTTTATAAACATGATGGTAAGGATATTTTAGAGTCTAGTCCTTATACACCTAATAGGGCCATCATATTTGATGGAGAGATAAAACATACTATAAAAGCTCAAAATATTTTAGGACCAAGTTATAGATTTACTACTAGTTTGTTTTTTAACAAATAGACGAATATCTATTATTTATGATATAAATATCGCTGAATGCTTATGGTTTAGAACTTAAAAAAATTAGTGTATAATGCAGTATGCCATTAACAAAAGTACAAATAGCCCCCGGATTTAATAAACAAGTTACTCAGACTGGAGCAGAAGGTAAATGGACTGATGGTGATTTTGTTAGATTTAGGTATGGCTTACCTGAAAAGATAGGTGGATGGGAACAGATTCTAGCAGATACTTTAGTTGGTGCCGCAAGAGAACAATTTATTTGGGCTGATTTAGATGGAAGACGTTATGCTGCAATAGGAACAAATAAAGTATTAGTAGTATATTATGAAGGTGCTTTTTATGACATTACTCCTTTAGATACTGCTTTAACAGGATGTACGTTTGATACTGTAAATACATCAGCAACGGTAACCGTAAACAAAGCAGCTCATGGACTTGAGCCTGGAGATATATTTTTATTTAGTTCTGTAACACCACCATCAGGAGCAGGTTATTCTGCAGGAGACTTTACAACAAATCCTTTTCAAGTAATTACTGTTCCAGGTAGTGATGA